ACGCCGTCACCTTTTTACCTTCTCCAGCCGCAAGATTTTCCGCCAACTTGTACCGATGCGGATCCAACAGCAACTGGCAGTACAGCTTCGATCCGTGCTTCAGCGGCATGGTACGTGGTCTAGTCTGATACATAGTATCATACTGAGAAACATTAGTCGCGCACCAATGTCCGATTATTCCACGCCCTGCTGCAAAGCTGAATACGGCATCGGCGGCGAAGACTCCACCAACTGGTACCTCTGCACCGCCTGCGGCAAACCTATCGCCGTCATTGAATCACCGACAGAAGAAGAAGCCGAGGCTTTGCTGCTCCAATGTGGGCACGGCGTCGGCTAATTACCACCGAATATCGTCGTCCACTTTTTTCCGCCACGCATTGGACTGCGCCCGCCTAGCGCCAGCCCTCTGCTTGGAGCATCCAGCCCTAATCCCCCGCGCCCACTCCAAAAAATTCGCCGCCCGCTGTAAATCCGCCGTCTTCGCCAGCCGTATCTCCCGCTGGAGCCACTCCATCACAAGTTCCCTTCCCGTGCGGGCTGGACTCACGATTCCAACTCTGAGACTCGCTTGATGGATTGCACGAGGCAGCCTGGATGCTGCTTTTTGATGCTTTGATGCGCCTGAAACGCATCCGGCGCCACCACATAAACATCGTGCATCGGGCCGTGAAGTGCGTACAACCTGACCCGATACTCGAAGTCCTCCTGGATCACTTTGCCTGGTCCCAGCTCAACCCGACCTTAGCCTCGGCAAGCGGTGGAATATCGCCAAGCCACTTAGCTTCAGCTTCTTCCATGATTGCTTGGAGCTGAGCGGCCCATACGTCGGCGTGCTCTTCTTTCACGAGCAGGATGATCTCGTCATGCACCACGCCGGCCAAGCGCACCCGATCTTCCCCGTCTGCTTTAAGGAGCGGCCACAGTTTGCCGAGCGTAAGTTTGAGCACGGCGGCACCAGCTCCTTGGATTGGGGTGTTGCAACGGGTCGTAAGTTTATTGTTCTCGCCCGGTAAAAACCGCCGCAAGCCCGAGATGCGTATGCGGATAGATGGATTGTCCGCAGCCGCATCAGCAGCGCGAGCATTTTCACGCTGCCATCTGGAGATGCCTTTATATGCACCATGGAACTTTTCCCGCACCGTCGTAGCCTCATCAAGATCCATCTGGATTCCCATCGCTGCTGCATAATTTCTGAGCCCTTTTGCACCACTTCCGTATAACAAACCGAAGTTGGCTGACTTACTAACTTGCCGCTGTTCTTTTGTAACATCTTCTTCTTTTACCCCGTAAATCTGCGTCGCTGTAATCGTATGTAGGTCTTTGCCCTGCTGGAACACCTGAGTCATAAGAGGATCTTGAGCTTCTGCCGCCGCCAGCCGCAACTCCATCTGCCCATAGTCCGCTACAACCAGTCGCCAACCAGTTGGTGCCTGAACACAAGCCCGAAAACGCTGATCCCTAGGAATCTGCTGAAGATTTGGTGACATGCACGACATTCGCCCAGTATCAGCTCCCATCTGCAAATAGCTAGCACGAATAAATCCTTCATCCGACAAATTCTTAAACAAAGTTTCCGCCATTTGCCGCCGCTTTTCTACACGTTTCCACCGCAAATAATCCGCAATAAGTTTGTGCTCCCCAATGTATTCCTGGAGCGCAGATTTACTTGCACTCTTCTTCCCTGTCTTCATATCTACTGGCGCCTCACCCAACAACGCGGTGAACTTGGCCAGCAACTGCACCGGGCTATTTAGGTTGAAAACATCTGCATCAGTTTTTTTACCTTTTGCCCCAGGTTTTGTCTGGTACAGCAGGTTCCCGTCGAGCCCGCGGTGCAGTTTGGCGTGCTCGGGCAGCGCGGCATCAAAGTCTTCGATGAACTTGGCGCCAACCTCGTTGTGCTCAATATCAAGGTCTTCGATCAACTGCTGTAAGGAGTCCTTATCGAAAGGCAGTCCGGTGCGCCAGAGCTGCGCCATCGCCGGCAACGCCTTGCACTCCAAGTGCCAAGCCGGCAACAACGGCGGCGACGCAGCCGCCATCCGCTGCATGATCGGCTCCCACAACTCCGTCAACACCACCACATCCTTCGCCGCATACTCCAGCTGGCTCGCCGACAAATCCTCCGACCAATCGCTGGACTGCTCTTCCTTAGAAATCTCGTAGCCCAGATAGCGCCGCACAACGTGCTGGAGCCCGTTCTTCACGTTGGCCAACCCGTTGGTCAAAATCCGACTGGCTAGCATCGAACAGAGTACCTGCCCTTCCGGGTAAATCTCATGCTCTTGGAGCCAGCCAAGATCAAACACAGCATTGTGCGCTAGCCAAGTCCGCTCTTTACTGAAGAACTCCTCCAGCGTGATCCAGTCCTCATCGCTGAACTGCCAGCAGTCCATGACCACTGGCGCTTGACCGACGGTCGCCAACTGCAACAACCGCAAACCACCGAATTTGGGCTGGAGCCCAGTGGTCTCCACGTCAAACGCCACGAAACTGGCGCCGTCGAGCGTATGCAGGTGCTCGATCCCCTGAAGAATTTCCATGCCGGGTATGGCGTGTACTTTAGTACTCTAGCACGCTTTCTTGAAGTACGCACAGTCGCTGGCAAACTCGCTACCAGCCTCTGGAACATCCAGCGAACACTGCCCACCCCACCAAAAGTCACACTTCTTACAGACCAGCCCTACCACCTTCCGCGCCATCCGCCTTGGAATATCCGCACAAACAGTCTTGTACGACTTCCCAACACGAATCTGATTAATTGCCTGGTGAGTAACGCCATAATCCCGCGCCACAGCCTCATCCGTCCGTTCATCTAACAATATCTTTTTAATTTGCCCAGGTTTAAATTTAGTAAATTTACAATAATTTTTATTAGGCAATTTATCAATAGGAATCTCTTTACCAGTGGGCTTATCACAATAAACTTTCCACTGGTGACCACAAGTTTTACACCTGAGCCAGTACGTATAAATTGTTGGATCAAGTTTCCACTTGTGCGTAGAAATAATTTTCCTAAACGTATGCGTACACTTCACGGAATATCCTCCAACTCTTCGGCGATGGTGAGGAGTATGAGTGTGTCGCGCTTGCAGTACAGCGCAGCAGCGCGAAGAACAGCAGCAGCCGTAAGGGGATCTTCAATTGGTGCACACTGATAGGCATCCAAGATTGCCTGCGCGGCGGGGGAAAGGTCAGTCATCGAGCTGCTCCAGTGCGCGGCGGACAACGTTGGCAACATCTGCTGACAAGCGATCATCTGCAACAGCGGTGTCAATCGCTAGCAGCGCCTGCTCCTTCAAGCTCGGCGGCTTGGGGCGTCGATCTTTGCGCAGTAATCGTGCTGTAGGACCAGAGCACTTCCAATCAACCCATGAACAGCATGACTCCAGCTCCTGGTCTGCGCCCCATTGGGCGGCGATAGCGCAAAGCACATTTGGATCAGGCGGACGTTTCCAAGGCTCTGGCTTTGCGATTTCAATCCACTCTTCGACCAGCTCCGGCGGTGGGGTGATGGGGTTGTTCATTGTTCAATCTCCTGCTCAAGAGCTTCCGGCAGATCAACAAGTCCTTTACTTTCCTGCTCTTTCAGCCACGCCGCCACCTCGCGGATTGCAGCACGAGCTTCTAGCTCCGAAATACTATCGTCTTCCTCAAATGTATAATTATGCCATATTTCTTTAATCACATTGGTAACACGCTCAACTAAAGAAGAAGAATTATTCTTCAGTTCTTTGACAACAACTTCGTAAATGCCAGCGCCGAACTCTAAATTCTCTAGGCGGTCAATAACAGCATTAGTACAAAAGTTGGTACTTTCAAAAAACGACTCGAAGTTTTCTTCTAGGGCTTCAATCCTGGTACGGAGCTCAAGAACACAGAGCTGAAATGTAGTGTTAAATACCTGGCTATTTTCAATCTTTTTCCACTGCTCAGGCGTTGCCTTGTAGTCAGTCATTGCGATAAGCCTCAGTTGCAAGAGTGTTGATCAGCCGGTTCAAGTACCAGCGACATTTTTTTGCATCTTCCAGAGGATCTTTCTTCAGCCACATTCGACTGAGATATTTCAAACACTGCCACTGGAGTGAACCAGTCACAGCATCTGGTGCGTGCTTAATCCAGTCCTCAAGCACCTCAATAACCTCAATCTTCCCAGCTGTGTAGTGGCTGGGATGATGCACTGCATCACTGACCTGAAACTCAAATTCGTTCATCCTTTGGATTCCTGAACGGTGGTATCGCCGTAATAACGGCCAGTCATCGAATAGTCTTTGCCGGGCAACATCGACATTCGATGGAACACAATCTGTGCAATCCGCATCCCAGGCCACAATGCAACCGGATGCAAAGCGCGTGCATTTTGCAACTCCAGCGTCAACCGCCCCTTATAACCGGGGTCGATATACCCAGCGAGCAAATGCTCAATTCCCTCCCTAGCCCGGCTGGATTTAAGCGCCAGCTGCCCAGCAATACAGTCAGGCAGCTGGAACTCCTCCAACGTCTCCGCGAGTATGAACTCATGCGGCTGGAGCAAGAAAGGCTCTTCCTGCGTGTGCCCCGCAATATTGAAAGGAAGTAAAGCCGGTACTTCCGGCACTTCCACCAATATGTTCTCACCGAGTCTCACATCAAGACTCGCGGGATTCAGCAACGCCTCGTCCCAGGGGCTAATTAGATTCCGCCGCACCAGCGACACAATCTCGAAATCACACAGGATCGCCACTTCAAATCACCACAGTGACGGGTTGTTCCTGCTGGAGCGACACATGCTTCCATGTGCGGTTCCATTTGATGCAGTTGATCGTGGTGCTGTGGACGCCAAACTCCCGAGCAATCTTGGCGACCGACTTCCCACCAGCCTCCAGCTGGCGCTTAATCTCCAGTACCTTTTTTTCCGTCAACGCCGCCCTCTTCTTGCGGCTGGACCCACGAGTTTTACTTTGAGACTCCGGCTTTTGTACGGACAATGTCCGTACAGTCTTGGGCGCTGGCGTCACAGCTGGCTTAGCTAAGTCCAGTTCAACGTGTTGGCACGCATTGATCGCCACGAAGGCTTGTTCCAAGGCAGTGGTGATTTGCTGGAACTGCTGGTCAGAAAGGATGTGCATGTTCATCAGTAGAACGGTGAAAGTGTAGTACAGGATCAGCGAGCCGATAGTTCGATCTGGAGCGCAGCCTGGAAATAGCCGGCGATTTTAAGGCGCCGGAACTCATTGCTGGCTTCCTCGCTTTGCTTGTCCTCGATCAAGGCGTAGTTGTGACGCGACTCGTTCAGGGCCGCCAACGTCTCAACGTTGAGCAGCTCCAGATCTCGAAGCGGCATCTCCTTGATCTTGTCCAAGTAGATGGTCTGGCTCAACAAGAAGGACCTGTAGAACGGAACCAAGGTGTTTTCAGTCATCAAAATTCCTGAGCACGTACGAACCACGGAGTTGCCCTCGGATTTTGCCGAGGGTCGGCTGGCCAAGATTGCCGAGATAGTCTGCCGCACGCAAGGCCACTGCGTGTGCCATGAGCACTGGATCGTCCTTGTACTTGCCAATGATTTCCATCAGCGCGTACACATAAGAATCAGCCTCATCAAAATCCTCTGGAAATGGGAGCCCTAGTTCCTCTTCCCAGTCTTTTTCAAGAATGTCCTCGCCCGGTTTAAGCGGGTTAGGTCCCCAGTCTCCACCATCGTCGCCATCCCAGCCGTACTCGTGGCGAACATCGTAGATCCTATCTGACTCTTGCATGGCACGTTCCACAGCAGATAGGTGGTCATACCAGTTAGGTCGTTGCTCCAGCTGGAGCAGGTTGAAAGCAGCATCAGTCATTGGAGTTCAAGCAAAAAAGTTGGAATCTTGTTGCCTCAAGCGGGTGAGATCCGTGAGACGCAACTTGAGAATCTCGTGGATGGCCAGCTTGGCGAGTCTGCTGGAGCAGATCGTGTCGCTGGTGGCAAACACGTAGATCAGGTGACGATACAGCTGGGTCAAAGTTTTAGCCCTGACCCAGTGCGTGTCGCCGGGGATCGGCTCAGTGCCGTATTCCCAGTCGTCGTAATCGGGCTGGTTCCGAAGCTCGCGGGCTTCAGTCGTCCCAATCAGACGTGTCGAGTGGGGCCCAGTCGTCGATTCGCTCGGAGAGGAGTTTGCGGAGTCCGTCATCGCTGGCGGGGATCAGATCCTCTTCGTGAAGGTAGAAGGAGCCTCGGCACAAGGCAGGCCCCCACTCTGCTGGGTAGAGGTTGCTTTGCGGAATGACCACAACCATGCCGTCAACAACGGCATCAACAACAATGCGGGTGCCGCCATCCTCAAACCACAAGTCCTCAATTTCTAGTACCTGGCTCATTTGGCCTCCGTAGCAGTTTGGCGGGCTTCGATGCCATCCATCCAGGCATCCCAGCTCATCTTCAAGAACTGTTCCAGGTCCTGAAGCTGCTTGAGCTGGAGCATGTCGTAGGTCGGGTCTACGCCGAGACGCTCGATCTCGACGATCTTTTCTTGAAGGTGGACAACGGACCAGTGGACGGCGAAGTACCACGGGCTGAGCTTGATGTTGTCAACTTTGGTGCAGGTGAAATCGTCCATGTCAATCAGTAATAAAAGGCACGCCGTTGCGGGCGTGCCCTTACTGTTGCACACAGCCAGCTAGGCGTCCAGCCGGGCTGTTGCAATTCTTCATGTGGCCCATTGGGTGAGGTAGACGGTGACTACCAGCATCCCCAGCAGCCACGTCAACCCGAAGACCACAACAGGCGGTATCACACTGGGACTCCTAAGTCTTCCGGCTGGTACTGGGTCAGCACGCAGACGTCAGCGCCCTGTTTGAGGGCCGTCCCAACGATGTAGTGGAACTGCCCATGGGCATCAGGGCACTCCTCGATCTGGTACTCCTCGACCTCGTAGGCCCGGCCCCTTCGGTACCACTGCACGCGCACCACGGCCAGCAGGTCGAAGGGGATGTCACCGACGGTGTAACCCAAGGTTGGCTTCCTGGGACGCTTCGGCTGAGGCGGTTCAGGTTTAGCCACGGTGTCTCTCCAGATAAGCCACGCGGCAATCCGCATGAGCCCTAAGAAAAAGTTAGGTCGGCTGTACATCAAAGGGGGTCTCCGTCGTACTGAGCACCCTTGCCTAGATTGCACAACTGACACAGCACCTGCAAGTTCGATAGCTCGTTTGTACCACCCTTCGATACAGGACGAATGTGGTCAACCTGAAGTTTTGCTCCGTCGGCAGCAGTTGCACCGCAAACACAACAAGCACGTCCCGCCCGTTCCAAAGCTGCCCATCGTGTTTTAGCACCAAGGCCCCTACGTAAATCCGCAGGTGCGGCTGCGATGCGTTTAGCGCATACCCAAATTAGATTTCCGTGTATAACAAAATGTCCATAAGTAACAGCGGTGTTTCCTTCCGTATCTGTGTAATAAGCAAAATCCGTAGTCCACCGAACTCGACGGGGTAAAACAAGCGTGTTACTTATACGCTTATCAGGTCTATGTTTTTTACTACTATTCTTACGTAGTTCAATATCCGATCTATCTAACAAAAATTTCCGTAATACTTTTGAATCCACCATTGAACCAGAGCATCTAAAAGTTTGCTGGATCAAGCGTAACGGAGTCTTACGTTCTGGATGTAGTACAGGAAACCGCTCAAAGTCAACGGCGTAGGTGGGTTCTCGGAAGGCTGGCATAAGGCTCCTTTAAGAAAGTGTTTTTTTGTCTCTAAACGGCTAAAAGCCTGTGGTGAAGCGGGATTGAATCGGGACAAGGGGTGTCAAAACCTGTCCCGAAACCACTGCGTGTCCCGAAATTATTTCCAGAGATCCGCCCCTTGCTGCATGAAAGCTGCGAGCTGGTCCGACGTGAAAGCCTGGTCCGACGCTCCAGCCGCATCCATAATATCGGGACAATCGGTATTTTGGGACAGGGCTGTCCCTTTTTCTAATCCCTTAGTACGACAGGCTTTTTGCCCTTTTTGGGACAAAAAAGACTCTTTATTAAGGACAGCTCCTGACGCTCCCCACGTCGCACTGGGACGCCCTGCTTTGTCGGCGGTCCGCTTGGAGCCTGTTTTACAGACCAGTCCTTCCCGCTCTAAACGGTTCAGAGCTTTCTTTATGGCCTCCTTAGAGCCCTGGATGACGGCGATGTCCTCTAGTTCCTCCAGAGTCCAGTCGCGCCGTTCAGAGCCACTTAGGAAGTGCCTTACGCGATCCTGAACACTTGTTGGCGCATTTTCCTGATCCAAAGGACCGACGTACTCCAGCGTCACTTTGCTGTCGTCACGTAACTGCGCTTTGAAAGCGTGGTTTTTCAAGCCGAAACGGTGTTTGGTAAAAACAACGAGTCGATCTCTCGCTGGATCATGAGGACCTTTACCGTCTGGAATCAAAAAGTTCATACTGAAAGTCACCATATCGGTAATGGCGCTTGTGCCCCTTGCCCCACTTCGATTGTGACCTGAGTGGTGAATAACTAAAATCATGCACGCTGGAAAAAGATCGCCCATCATTTGCTCGTACCAACGAAGAGGCAGAGCAAACTCTGAATCATTTTCAGAGACGCCAGTACCTCTATGGGTGGAGCGCAAACTATCAATCACTACAAGAGTCGGTTTATGGCGCTTAGCCAAAGTAATAAAAGATGGATAATCGTTGATGTTGAAATTACCTTGAATATGTAAGTTTTTAACATGCGCCCTATCCAAATGTGTAATCAACTGATCATCAATAGAAGCATCCATCTGATCTCCAGAAAGCCACAAAACAGAACCCTCTTCAACAGTTCTTTTACCCTCCGGGGATACCATCGGGATGCCTCCAAGAACGTGTCGAGCAAAAGCCCAAGCCGTGTTTGATTTACCGGCACCGCCAGCACCACTTAAAACATAAACACCCTGGCACAGGACTCCCGGCATGTAGTAGTGAGCTACTGCAGGATTGTCGTATCTTTCCAAAGCCGAGCGTTCATTATTTTTACCCGTGCGTTTTTCTAGCTCACTCAAATACATTTCAGTAAGCTCTTGTACAGGCTTAGGCGTTCTAATATCGGCCCTTCGCGCCAAATTTAAGATCGAATAGCGCCGCCTACCAACAGAAGCAGTTTCATCATTAAAAATTTTATCGAGATCGGTGTAAATTTCGTCAAAGTTATATGTAGTTGCCTTCTGCTCAGCATCGGCAACAACTTTACGTAAACTCTCATCCAACCAAAGCCTGCCTGGAATTTGGTTATCAGCCATCCAAAAAAGGCTGCCAAGAGTCACCTTTCCACGCTTAAAACTTTTCCACGTTTCTTGGCAGGGATTGGAATCCTCCCAATCCGATGCGTATTCAGGATCTTCTGCCGACCAAGCACTCCACAAAGTCATGCCCAAGTCATCGGGCAATTCGCTGTGGATAGCCATGCCTACTTTTACCCAGTGGTCACGGCTACCTGCGCCTTGCCCAGGAATCACCCGTAAAGCCGACTGCACAATCTCGGCAACTTCTTCTCTGGTGCGATCTGAAAAGTCCAGCGCCTTTCGGTTTTTGATGAAACCGCCATCAGCCACCTCTTTGCCGGCGTGATCGCGCATCTCCGCTAGCAACCACGCTGGAGCCTCTGGGATGGCCTCCAGATCGCCCTCAAAGCCGTATTCACCCGCCGGCGCCTTCCCATCACTGGAGCCCGGATAAGCCCCGTAGAGGACCCCCTGACGGCCCCAGAGGACCTCGTAGCCCGCGCCGGTATCCGACAGCCCAAAGCCCTTCACATCGCCCCACAGGGCCTCTGGGACGCGAAACAGGTACTTCGCCGCGTTGGCCTTGGTGCTGGTGACCTTCGGCGCCCCCTCCAGCGTCTCGCCCCACTTCTTCAGCAGCCTGGAGAGGTTGCGGTCCACGTCGAGAATCACGAGTCCCGCGCTGCGAGCCCCGGTAAAAACCCCAACTGCCTGGAACACATCAGGCCGCCGCTCAATCTGCAGAGCAACGTCAGCCGGATTCAGCACTTGATGGTGGCTGCGCTCCAGCGGCGCCTTGCCCTTTGACTCCTTACCGGACTGGAGCTTGCTGCCAGCGCAGTAAATCGGTGCGTACGCCATGCCCTCCGGCAACTGGCGCACGAAATTCAGCAGTTCTTGCGTCGCACGAGACACAGTGTTAGACTCCTACAGGAATGTTTACCTAGCGCCCTGGCCGCCTTCCGCGGCTGGGGCGTTTTACTAGGCTAGCCGTCCCGTCAATCCCGTGTTACTGTGTTGCACGTTGCCCTTGGGCGACCACCAAAACACTGGAAACCACAATGCCTTTCCTTTCCAAGCAAGCCTCTGCTGCTGTTACGTCCAACAGCACCGGCGGCGGCTACCTCAGCCTCA